TTAAATATTTGTCAGAAGCGGGTCCAGCAACAGCACCATCAAAACCAAAGACATCACCAACGACAAAACCAGGAGCACCTGATAAAAAACCAAGACCATCGCATCCTGGTAAAAATCCAAACCCTGGCGAGAAAGAATCTCCAAAGGCAAAAAAAATTGATGCTGACAAAGCTAAAGACGAGGTTATTGACCTTATTATGAATTTATTAGAAAAATAATTATGGCAAAGAAATTAAAAGAACAAATAGATTACGGGAATACTCCTGAAAGGATGGACCCAAGTTTAGTAAGAAAATTAGCTAGTCCTGACAGTTTATATGCGCAAAATCCTGCAATGAAAAAAGGACCTGCTGATGTTCAAAGATTAGTTAGCCAAAGGTTTCAAAAGGTTGCTGACAAATTAAGACAAGTAACAGGAATCCAAGATTTAAGTACGCAACAAGTTCAAGGAATGATTTACAACGAAATGATGAGGAAACTTCCTAACATCATGAGAATTGAATCTGCACATAAAGATGAACTTATACAATTAGCCATTGACGCTTCTTTAGAAGAAGGCGAAGTTCCTGAAGGATGGTATCAAATTGAAGGTCACTTAGGTGAACAACCTAGAACAGATGATTTTAGATATCAACCTGAAGAACCCGAAGATGATGAGGAAGAAGATGATGAAGAAAAAATAGAAATACCTTCTTTTAATGTGGAAGATTTAACTGACGAAGAAGAATTAGAATTAGAAAAACATAAGAGAAATATCATAAACGCCATTATTCAAGGAGCAGCTAAAAAAGGACATTATATTTTTCAAAAACCTGATGTTAAAGCAAGATTAGATGCTATTGACCCGTCTTTGTATAGAGATTATTTAGGTATCATGGCAATTAATGATTTTATGTATTTTACCATGGAACAAATGATTGAAATGATGAGTCAAACTGGCCAAGGTGTTGCGGGTAAAGTGTCATTAGATGATGCTGATGATGAAGAAGAAGGTGGAGAAGAAGGCGGTGAAGAACAACCTGACACAAAAATTGTTGCTGAGGGTTTGATTTTCCCAATTTTATGTCACGAAATTATTAAAGGTTTAGAAGAGGCCAAAGGTAGACATGGTCATTCTAAGAATCCAGATATTCGTGATAAAGTTAGAGGTGCCGTTGATGTATTATCTAACGAACCAATGCAATTGAGAATAGGCCCTGAAATTGTAGAAAAAATAAGATTTGCCCTACCTGATTCAATGTTTGATGAATCAAACAAAGGCCTAATAAACTGGTTCCATATCTTGTTATACCAAGTACCTGCTCAAGAATTTTTGGAAATCATAGGAAACGCCATCTCTGAAGATACGTCTAAAGTAAAAAAAGCAACTGCAAGATTTGAAGAAATCATGAAAGAAGCTCAAGATATGAAAGGCGAATTTGAGGATTATAAAGAAGAGGAAGGAATTGATTCTGAAGATGAAGATGACGGACTTGACGATTTCTTTGGCAGTTTGGGTATATCAAGACCCAAATAATAATTTGTGACTAAAGAACAATTAATTATAGAAGTTACGAAGTGTATGAGGAATACTCCTTACGCACTTCGTACTTATTTACAGACATACGATAACACAGTATCAAAGTATGTTCCATTAGACCTTTTTCCTGACCAAGTTAGTCTTATTGAAGACTACGATGCCCACAATGAAAACATTGCATTAAAGTATCGTCAGGCTGGTGTAACAACAGTAACTGCAGCATGGGCATCCAAAAAATTGGTATTTGCCAAAAAACAAAAACCTGAAAAAATTCTAATCATTGCCAATAAGTTAGATACATCCGTTGAGATGGCTAACAAAATTAGAAATTTTACAGAACAATGGCCATCTTGGGTAGGTGTTGGATTTTCACCTGATAAAAACGCACAAAGACATTTTAAACTTACTAATGACTGTGAAGTTAAAGCAGTTGCAACATCAAAGGATGCGTTGAGAGGTTATACACCAACTATTCTTATTTTTGATGAGGCTGCGTTCATTGAGGCTGACGGAGATTTCTGGTCAGCGTGTATGGCCTCACTATCTACGGGTGGTAAGGTTATTGTTGTTTCTACTCCAAATGGATACGACGCAATTTATTATGAAATTTATGACCAAGCATTAAGAAATATGAATGACTTCAAAATTTCTGAAATGTACTGGTATCGTGACCCAAGATATACAAAAGATTTGTATATGGTTAAAACAAATGATTTAGTTCATTTTTTGTTAAATAGAGAAGATTATGCCAAAGATGTTGTTGTGGAATTATCCATTGATAATCCATATGAACGAGACCATGAAATAACAACTGATTATATAAGTCAGGGATATAAACCATGTTCATCTTGGTTTGAAGGAATGGTTAAAAAGTTAAAGTTTGATAGGAGAAAAGTGGCTCAGGAGTTGGAATGTAATTTCTTGGGTTCAGGTGATAACGTTTTTGACTCTGAATTAATGCAAAACATTTCTAAAAATCAATTAAGAGAACCTTTAGCTAAAATGATGGGTGGCTCACTTTGGATTTTCAAAGAACCAGAAACAGGTCATAAATATGTTATGGGTGTGGACGTATCAAGAGGTGACTCTGAAGATTTTAGTAGCATTCAAATAATTGATTTTGATACAAGAGAACAAGTACTTGAATATGTTGGAAAGGTTCCACCAGATATTACTGCTGAGATTGCTTATAAGTGGGGAAGTATGTATACCGCATATTGTGTTGTGGATTTAACAGGTGGAATGGGGGTTGCTACAGCAAGAAAAATGCAAGAAATGGGTTATCAAGGAGGAATGTACGTTGATAATGTTGACCCAAATAATAAGTGGAAGTGGGACCCAAAAATGAATGAAAAAATACCTGGAATTAATTTCAACAATAAAAGAGTTCAAATTATTGCATCATTAGAAGAAGCGTGTAGACACGATTTCAAAATATATTCTCATAGATTATATAACGAAATGAACACATTTATTTATGTGAATGGTAGACCAGACCATCAAAAAGGTCATCATGATGACTGTATTATGGGTATTTCTATGGCAATATATGTTGCGGAAAAATCATTTCAATCCTTACAAAAAGTTGTTAATCATACAAAGGCAATGTTAAATTCTTGGACATCTGTTGTTAACGAGAATAAAAACACTTCAGATTACTTTAATCCAATGATTCCTCAAATGGGAAGACAAAACCCTTATAGTAACCAAGCAGCCACTAAAGCCGATTATCAAAAATATGGATGGTTATTTGGTTCCAAATAACTATTTATATTATCAAGGTAATAAGTAAAATTGTAATATGGCAGAACAGAACATGACGGTTTGGCAACGATTGTCGCAAACATTTGGACCTAATTCACTTTTAGGACAAGATTATCCAACATTTAAGTTTGATAAACAGGAATTGTTGCGTACAACAAACAAACAAGAATACGAAACCGAAAAACTTCAAGCACAACAAACTTTTTATTTAGCAAATCAATGGGCTAAAGTTGAGAATAATTTATATTCTCAAGCAATTTATTATGAGCCAACAAGATTATCTTCTCAGTATGATTATGAATCAATGGAGTATACTCCTGAGATTTCTGCCGCTTTGGACATTTATGCTGAAGAATCTACAACAACAAATGAAGATGGATTTATATTACAAATTTATTCTGAATCAAAAAGAATTAAGGGTGTATTAGCCGATTTATTTAACAACTCATTGGATATTAACACTAACTTACCAATGTGGACAAGAAACACTTGTAAGTATGGTGATAACTTTGTGTATTTGAAATTAGACCCTGAGAAAGGAGTTGTTGGTGTTCAACAATTACCAACAATTGAAATTGAAAGACATGAAGTTGGTGTTAGTCAAAAGATTTCTGTTGATATTACAAAAGAATTAGATAAGGACAAAAAGGCATTACATTTCACTTGGAAGAACAAAAATATGGAATTTCAATCATGGGAAATGGCTCACTTTAGATTATTGGGTGATGATAGAAAACTTCCTTATGGTACTTCTATGTTAGAAAAAGCAAGAAGAACTTGGAAACAACTTTTATTGTGTGAAGATGCTATGTTAATCTATAGAACTTCAAGAGCTCCTGAAAGAAGAATCTTTAAAGTATTTGTTGGAAATATGAATGATGATGATGTTGAAGCATATGTACAACGTGTTGCTAACAAATTCAAAAGAGAACAAATTGTTGATAGTAAGACAGGTAATGTGGATATGAGATTTAACCAAATGGCGGTTGACCAAGATTACTTTGTACCTGTTAGAGACCCAGCGGCACCAAGTCCAATTGACACATTACCAGGAGCAACAAATTTATCCGAGATTGCTGATATTGAATATATTCAAAAGAAATTATTAACGGCTCTTCGTGTTCCTAAAGCATTTTTAGGATTTGAAGAAGTTGTTG